GTTGGCCACGGTCAGGGATTCGGAATCGTCGATCGCGGACCCGACCAGAACATGAGGCGTGGCCGTGCCCGCAGTCACGTTATAGAAGAATGCGCGCGAGAACCCGGCTACGCAGTATTTGGCGTAAAAATCCCCTCCCAGATTATGGGCCAGATTGGCATATGTCGTTCCGTCCCATTTCTTGACAACGGTCAACTTGTTCAGGTCCGTGATAATCGCGAAATTGCTGAGCGTGAAGTTCGCCGACAGCGGGCCGCGCAACTTGCTCGACGCGTTACACGTTCCGGCGAGAGTGAACGTCGATGCTCCGTCCCAGGAATAGACATTGCCGCCGGACTGAACCAGCGTCGTGATCGTACCGTTCTGCGCCTTGTGCTGCGCCCAGCCGCGAATGTCCCCGGCGTTCGGCGTCGTGGCCACGAGATCGAACGCCTTGCGGTTCTGGAACCCGGCGTCCGCCAGGGAGAGATCGAAATTCTCCCCGTCTGCGCATTCCTGCGCCTGAATATCCGCGGTGCGCGCCTTGGTATTGCGTCCGCCGCCGAAAAGGAGCGTTACTTCGGCCATCGCTTGCCGTACCGCGTCCTGGGCTGCGATTGCGTCAGATACGACACGGCTCTGTTATAGGCGAGCTTGAACAACCCCGAGTCGAATTCGCCCTCGCGCTTCCGCGAAAACAGTTCCTTGACCGCCGGGGTCAGCGCATCTACGACCGTATCCGAGTACGGGAACGTGTCGCTGGTCGCCGTCCCGGTGAACACCAGCCGCTTGTCGTAGATGTAGGTGTATGTGCGCCCCGCATAGCTCGACGTCGGATCGGCGTCCACACGCAAATACCCGGTTACGGGATTGATGGTGTACCGATGCGGCAGGCCAGTAAAGTCCGTCGCCGTCACCTGATCGCGCCGCATCGCCATGTATCCGCCGTCATAGGGCAGCATGGTTTGCGTGTTCGTCGCGTCGATCAGAACCGCCGTATCGCCCTCGCCGGCGAACCGCTCGAAATCCGTGGCGAGCGAATACTCGCGGAGACCGGGATACGTCCCCGCGCCGGAAGCGGTAACGGTGGTGGTGGACGTGGAGAGGACAATGCTCCCCTCCGCCGCCTCGCCCGTAAAGAGGCCGAGCGTATAGAGTTCGTGCGTGATCTCGTTCCATGCCGCGAGGGCCGCGTCGATATCGGGCTGGCGTGCGGTATCGGTCAGCGATGTCAGTTCTCCGGCATCGCCCTGGATGACCCGCGCGTCCTTCAATACCTTATTGACGGCATCCGTAATATTGTACGGCGTGGAGTACGCCATCTAGGCCCCCTTGAATTCCTTGGCCCTGGCTTCCGCCTCGGCCTTGTCGGCCATGCCGGACGCCACCATCTCGCCGCCCTGCATCAGGGTCCACCGATGTTTCGGGCCGCGCCATTTGATCTCGACGCCAGAGGCATCGGGAGAGGTATTGGGTTCCGCCTCCACGGCTTCGCCGCGATGCTGGAACCTCATGGACTGCCGCTCGGCGAGTCTTTGTTTCGCCGCGCGAACGGCATCCGGGCGGGCGCCAACGGGCAGAAGTTTTTCCCGGTCGATTGGCTGGCTTTCAAATAGCCCAGACGCTTCCGCCGATTTCAGGGCGGGCATGATTTCGTCTTTTTTGCAATTCGGCTCGTAGGGGATTCCGTACGCATCGGCCAACCGCCAGCATTCGGACCTGCGGAGACGTTCGAGAGCCGGGCGGCCCTCGTTCTCGGGGAACTTGTACCTCGGGGAGTTGAGTTGAACCATGTTGCCTCCAAAGAAAGGGGGAGGGCCGAAGCCCTCCCCGCAAGGTTAGTCGATAGCCAGAATCGACGCGCCCGAACGGAGACAGTATCCCCATTCGCCGGTCGTCGGGCTACTCGAATTGGTCAGAACCTTGGGAGCATGCCAAGACTTCCAACCAAGGGTCGCGACCTCGTTCAGCGGGTCAGCGGAACCAGCGGACCCCTTCTCGTGCGAGATCAGCATCACGCCCGGCAGCGCATCGCCGGCCATGTAGGTTTCCTTGATATGCTCGAACCCGAACCCGACGGACCCGTGATGGTCCTGGCCAAACACGACGGTATTGTACAGGTCGATATTCGCCGTGCCGGTGGTGTAGCGGGTAACGCCGGTCGCGGTGGCCGCGCCACCCGAGTCGGCATCAATGGACGCTTCCGGCGTCGAGATAAACCGGATGCCCTGGAGCGTGCCGAATTCGCCGCGCTCGATCTCCGTTTGCGCGGCGTACTGCTCGACCGGCACGAACCCGGTCTGCGCGCGCACGTCCTGCTCGACGTCCGAGTGGGAGATCGCCCAATACGCATCGCGAATCGGCGTCGTATTGACGTTCTGCGAGCCCATCGTCATCGCGGTGTACTTGAGCGCCGAGGCGCGATCCAAGAGGTTGCCGAGATGCTTGAAATCGCTGAGCGTGGCGATCGAGATCACATTGCCGTCCGCGGTCGCCGTCCCGGTGTACTTGAGAGTGGAGTTGTCCTCCACCTCGTTGCGCTGCAACCGGTTGAGCGACTGCCCGGCATTGATGCCGATAATTTCGACCAGCTTGTCGGTCTGCCCGTTGAAGTTGACCAGATCTACTTCCTCGTTGAGGAAGATGAAGTTGCCATACTTCTGGACAGCCGCCGTGAAGTCGGTCACGCTCGGGCGCACGGCTTCGCGGGTCGGGAACGACACGCTGCCGGTAAGCTCCGAGAGCGCGGTCGTGACGGGCGTCAGGTTTTCGACCCGGCGCCATTTGGCGGTGAATGTCCCGTTGTGTTCGGTGATTTCCGCCGGAGTGGAACCCGTGAAATACGGGCAGCGCGCCTTGGCATTGCGGAGCAACGTCGTCTGAAAGATGTTGTTGACCGGTGCCGAGGCTTCATTTGTGGACGTATACATTTACGTTACCTCGTTTTTGCCCCCATCTTTTGTTTCAGCCGCTTAAAGTCGGCATCGCTCATCATCCCCAATTCGGAGGGTGAAGGCATGGCCGGCTTGTCCGGGCCGGGGGGTTCGTTGGACATGCCGCGAACCGATGCCTGCGCCGCCTCGATATCCGAAGTCAGTTGGTCGTCGGGGAGCCGGAAGTCCTTGCGGAATTCCTTCTTGGCCCACGATAGCGACTGCCGCCAGGCGTCGGGGGATTGTCCCCTTTGTTCCCACGATTGGCGAAACTTCGGGTTGTCGGCGGCCAGGGCGTGCAGAAAACCGTTGACGGCACGGTCGGTAAACTTGCCGACAAACTCGTCCGCCTTGAGGGACTGAACGGCGCCCTCGATCCCGGCCTTGTAGCTGCGTTGCGCCTCCACGGCCTCAAGGGCCGCAAGGCGTTCCGCAATGTCGGGGTCCGGCTTCTGCGGTTTTTCTGGTTCCGGCGGGTTAACCTCGAACTCGCTTAGAAGCTCGTCCAGGCTTTTGTCATCAGTGTCCGCCTCGGGCTGAGATTCGGTCCGCGTCTCGCCGTCGGCCTGATCGTTTTCGTTCACTCTATCTCTCCTGTGAAGAATGCCAAGGCGCGGCTTTCACCCTCGATGATGCCGGAATCGTAAATGTAGGCATCATGCGAGGTTTTGGTCTTGCCCTGCCGCCAGGGCGTTAATTTGGTTGAGCTGTGCTCCCGATAGAACGCCACCAGGGCCCGGAACTCCCCCGAGTCCATCAGCCGCGTTCGGTAGTCCCTTAGGACTGGTGATAAATCGTTCGGGGTTTGCGACATCGCCGACCTCGCTAAGAATTTCACGGTAGAACTCGCCGAAGTTCGGGACCGGCGCGCCCATTTGCATCGCGACCGGCGCGACCTGCGTCATCAATTGGAACGCGGCGATCAACTGTTGCGCCTTTTCTCGTTTAGACGCCGGACCCGCGGAGCCGAGCACGTCGAACACCACATTATCCGCTAGATCATCGGCGTGAAGGTTAACGAATCCCTCCAGGCCGGACCCATCGACGAGAATCGGGGCCGGGCTCCGCAGCGATCGCTTGATGATCTCGTATTCCATGTAAAGGATCGAGGTCAGCGGTCCCTGTTCCTGTGTGACAACGAAATCTTGTGTCCGTGTCATGCCGCGCGCGGCCTCGACATCGACGGCATAAGCCGTGGTGTGCGATTTGGTTTGCGCGCCGCGCCGGGGAGCCGTGACGCCCGTCAAATCCTCATATTGCTTGAGCAGCGCGAGATACAGATTGAGAAGCGGTTCAATCTGCCCTCCGGCTTCGTCGAAAACCTTGATGGCATTCGGATCGTCCATCTCCCATTGCGCTCCGGGGAACCATACCGGCCCACCGCGCGCTTTCAGCCTCACGTCCGTCGAATCCCATCCCAGCGGCGGCTCGGCGGCGAGACACGCCGACGCCACTAGACGATTCGCTGCTTCGGTCGCGGCCTCCTGAATCGGCTGGCCCTTCATTAGCGGGCTGGTCCCATAGGGGCAGTCCAACCGCTCTTGATGATACGTTCCAATGACATACGATCGGAACGGCAACTTGCTCTCGCGATAGCGCACGACGGCCGGTCCGTTGTTCCCGACCGCCACGGTCACGACAACGTTGGGCAGGAATATCTTGCCGCCAGACCGGCCGATAACCAGATCGCCCTCGGCCTCCAGCAACTCGACGTGGCCGCGTTTCTCGTCGCCGTCGCCCATCGGCTCCAGCCTCCGGATATTCGGCGCGATCCATCCCTTATCGACGCCCCCGGTCTTGGCCGCCTTGAGCAGATCGTCCTTCCGCTGGAAGTAGTTGCGAATAGTCAGCGGCGCGATGGCAACGCCCTCGTGCATGACGTACTGGGGCGATTCGTCCAGGAACAAATTCTTGATCGACACCGGCACGACCGCCGGCCCGAGCGTGCGTTCCTGCCTGACGCCCCTGTAATCGCGCGTGAATTTCGGAACCAGGCCCTCCACGACGCGCGCCGCGTAGGTGCCATACTTGAACGCCTCGATATCCAGGCGGTCGATTTGTTCCCTAAACCGGTAGAGCCGGTGGTAATGATCAATCGCCGCCTTGGCCAAGAGATCGGCGGTCTCCTGATCCAATTTGCCACCCGTCTCCTTGGCTATCAGCCCGTGATCGCTCCGGCGATCCTGATACCTCTCCGCGTAATCGTCGGATAATTCCGCGTGCGCCCGGTACCATTCGCTTGACGATGGGAATTTAAGCCGGCGCGCGTCGGCGGTAAGAACCTCAAGCGCCGTCGCCTGGAGCGGCAGCTCGAAATCCGGCATCCAGTCCTCGGGCTTGCCCCCCTCGGTCTTGGACGATTTCGGCCGCATCGCGACCTGACGGTCAACTTCCTTCCAGTGCCGATCCAATTCGCGACGGGTGCTGGACCCGGCACGGCGCTCTTTCTCGTCCTTTATGAACTCGGCGGCCGTTTTCCAGTCCTTGCGCTGGAATTTGCGTTGCGTCGGGGTTTCGTCAGCCATTGGTTTTATGCCAATTCTCGGTCAACACGCCAAGCTCCCGTTGGGCTAGTGCGAGCAGCCCCTGTTGGTATTCGGTTTCCGTGAAGTCGCCCTTGACCTCGACCGGCCCCTTGACGAACCCGCCATTGAGGTCGTGCCCCCAAAACCCCTCCCATCCGGTTTCGAGAGGGTAGTAAATCATATAAATGCGCCCGAATTTCCCGGTGACGGCAAAATCCTTGCGGATTTTGTCATGCGGAACCGGCAGCGCCCGGATGATCCGGTCCAGCGCCCTTTCCGCCGTCAGGTTCACCGCACACCCCCGACGATGGGCCGGGTGTACTTCGGTTTCGCTTTCAATGTCGTGACATTGTTCAGTTGAGCCTTCCGGCGCATCATCACGGCATAGTGAACGGCGGATATGATGTCGTCGTCCTTGGGCACAATCTTTCCGTCGTCGCGGTGGTACATGCGCAGTTCCTCGAAAAACACGCGGCAGGTCTCGAAGACCTTGAACCGCCCGGACTTCATGCGTCCATAGATTTCAGCGACAATGGGCTCCCTCGGCTGCGAGCCAGCGGTCTCGTCGTCGTAGCGCGCGGATTCGCGGTACATTCGGACGCCCTCGTCCTTATACAAATCCTTGATCGGCCTGCCGGATCGCGGGTCTTTCTTCATGCCATCGTGCGGCCAATGGACTAGAATCCACTCCCCGCGCTTTTTGATCGCGCTCGCGATCTCCGCAACGGTCGATTTGGACTGACTGAAAACGTCGTAAATATAGATCACGTCCGCGTCGCGGTCCCAGGCCATCCATGCAACCGCCGTTGGGTGGTCCCACCCGAAATCCATCGCCGCCAGCCGGGGCCAGTGGCCCGGAATATCAAACGGCGCAACCTTGATGTCCTCCTCGCGAATGGGATAGACCGCGCCGGAGCCGAGCATCGGCACGCCCTTGGACCGCGTGTCCCTTTCCCAGTCGGCATAGGACGCCGAAAGCCGATCCTTCTCCTTTTCGTTCAGGTGCGGGGCGTCGTCCCACGAGACATTGACGGACCCGATGCCCTGGGCCTTGGCCTGCGTGAAATGCCGCACCACCTCCGAGGCGCCCAGAAGCGGGGTGAACGTCAGCAAGACGATGCCGTTCACGTCCAATGTCCGCGTCAGGCACTCGGAATAGATGTCGTAGGGCGGTTCCTCGTCCATCCACACGACATGCTGCGACGTGCCCTGGAATTTCGCCCGGCCCTGGTCGTGCGTCTTGAACGTGATCGTCGATTTGCCGCCGGAGGCGTGCCTGACCCTGACGGTATCGACGACGTTGGACACTCCGGCTTGGCGGTAAGACACCTTCTCGATGCTTTCCGCCGGCAGCCAGCCGGTGCCGTGTTCTCCCTCTCCCCCCAGCAGCGCGAGCTGGCAGATATCCCGCGATGCCTCGTTGGTGACGGAGACGACCCAAATCCTGGTCGCCTCCATGAACCTCTTGCCGCTCCACCACTCGGGATAGTTCCCCGTCGAATGGCAGGCGATTTCGCCGGCGGCGACCTCGGTCTTGCCGACGCGGTTGGCCGCCATCAGCATCCGCTCGGGGTTCGCCGCCCCCATATTGACGAAACGGACCTGCCATTCGTAGGGTCCGAGATTCTCGGGCCCGAATCCGCGTGAATGATCGTAAACCGCGCGCCAGAGCTTGATCAGCTTCCTGCCCCTTTCGCGGCGGGACAATTCGGCGAGCAGGCTCATATCTTGGGCTGTTCGCCCGACGCGATCACGCGGTCATTGGCGATGGCGACCCACTGCCGGCCGTCGAACTTCATCGTGCGGTCAGGCAGAACAACGTCGGGCTGCTTGTCGTAGCCGTAGAATATCGTTTTCTTGTTCATGTCCATCGTCGTCGAGCCGGGGCATACCTCGATGGTGATCCCCCGCGCATGGGCGATGCCAAGCATGAATTCGCAGTTGGCCCGCGCTTCCTCCGACCTGTCAATGCCGGGATAATGGAAGTCGCAGCCGTATAGCGAGATGCGCTTGAATTTCTTGTGGATCGCGTAGGCGACCGCGTACACCACCGAATTCGTGAAGTACATCCACCCGATGTCCTGCACGACCTCCGATACCGGGTACGAGATCGAGGTCGGGAACTCGGGATACGCCGTCGAGGTCAGAATCGGGATGTCCCGCAGCAGCATGTCGGTATAGCGCGGCTGTTCGCGCCGCAAATCGTCCATGCAAACGATCATGTCGAGGTTCTTGAGTATCTTCCCCATGTGGTTGATACCCCAGACCTCGTCGAACGGCTCGCCGATCTCCGATTTCGTCGCCGCGATGCCGAGGTGCCTGACGAAATCGTTGATCCGCTCCCGTTCCTCCGGATTCGGCGTCATCGAGGAACCAATCGCCTTGATGTGTTCCTTTTGCGCATCATCCAGCGGGAAGTTGCCCATCATCTGGATCAGGTTCTCGTTCATTTTCCTTTCGTCGGGGAAAATGCTGTCGAATCCCCTCTTGATGAAGGACGTGTAGTATTCGTAATTGTCGCCATTGTAGCAGCGTTTGAGCCAGGCCTGATTGCTCTGGCCCATCGCCACGATGGCGACGGAGGGGCCGGCGCCCCCCCCGTTCGCATCTGTCATGCCGACTCCTGTTAAGCGGTTGCGGTACTGATCGGCGAAGAAACCGCCGTGGCCAGGCTGAGGGCCGCGAACGGCACCCATCTGGAATTGGCGTACACCATCTTCCAGGCGTCGCCCATCTCGCCGCGGATGATCATCTGGTCGTATTCCGTGGCGGTGGTCAGGGCGCCGATCTCGATGGCGATCTGACCGAGGGAGAGCGTGGCCGACGCCGCGCCGGGCTTGGTCACGATGATCTTCTCGAATCCATCGTAAGGCGCCGCCGCCAGCGTCATGGTTTCCACCACCGTGGTTGCCGTTCCCGCCACGCTGATAATCGTGATCGGGATCGTGGGGGAGATCGCGCCCGAAGCCGAGGACGAGATGGACTCGGTCAGCATGTCCACGGTCGCCGTCCCCATGAGGGGGCCGTGAAACTGTGCCTGGAGGCCCGCCATCGCCGCCCAGCGGTCGTTGATCCAGACGCACTCCACCATGCCGGGGTGACGCATCTGGATTACGTTGGCGGTCGAGGCGGTCGAGCCAACCGTGTTGGACAGCTCGACAAGCACGATACCGAGCGAATCCGACGCGGTCGCCGCGCCCTGGCCGGTGAGGACGATCTTGCGATAGCCCTCGTAGGGAGCCGTGCCCAGAGTGTAGGCGGACACAACGCTCGATGCCGTGCCGTTGACGTTGACGATGGAAACCGGAACCTTGACATCGAGGGCGCCGGTCGCCGTGACGGTCTCGGAATACGCCGTCGCCGATCCGAGCATCTGGGGCGAGAAGTTGAACCTCTGCGCCCCAGCCGCGATTGAAACAGCCATGTCGCCCTCCCTAGACCGTCGCCGTGGTCAGCGTAACCGCAGTGGTCTGGTTCAGGGCGGCGAAACACGCCCAGCGATCGTTCAGCCACTTGAGCATCGCGACGGCGGGATATTCCATCGTCACGACATTGTTGGTCGAGGCCGTCGAACCCACCGGGTTGGACAACTCGATGCTGATCGTGCCGATGGAATCCGACGCGGTCGCCGCGCCCTGGCCGGTGACGATGTACTTCTCCCACCCCTCGACGGAACAGGTGCCGAGGGTGAAGTTCTCGTTGACGGTGGTCGCGGTCCCGTTGACCTTGACGATACTGACGGGGACCATGACATCCAGCGCGCCCGTGGCCGATACGGTCTCGGAATACGCCGTCGCGGTGCCGAGAAGCTCGAAAGAGCGCGAAAACCTCTGCGCACCCGCTGTGATTGAAACAGCCATTTTTGCTTTTCCTTCAAAAAGTTAAACGATAAACGACATTGGCTCCGGAAAACTTCGCGTAGGACGTATAATCCACCGTTTTCCGCAGCCACTCTAGAAAGGCGGGGACGTTGGCCTCTCTGTCCTTCAATGCGTTGGTAAGACGCTTCTCGAAATCGACGAGTAGAGGTTCGCCGTGTCCCCGCTCCTGGTCCACGGACCAATATTCCAGGTCCGCGCCCAAGGACTTGGCCCATTCCTCCATGTCGAATGGGCATATGAAATGGATGTCCGTCAGCGACATCGGAACATCGAACAATAGCTGCAGCGCCATCCACACGTATCCCCTTGGATTGAGGAACGAGGGGGACGCGTTGATTATCTCGCCGGGCTCGTAGCGGTCGCGAATGAACTCCAGCGTGTCGTATGGCTTCTCGAAATGTTCAAGAACGCCGTTCATAACGACCGAATCGAACTGCCCGAAGATCAGCCGGAAATCTCTCGGGTCGTATTTCGGGCCCGGCGCCCGGTTCTCCGGCAGCGCGTAATCGCACGCGGTGATGTCGGCCCCCTGCTCGGCGATCATGCTGGCGAGGGCGCCCTCGCCGCAGCCGATTTCAAGGACCGCCTTCCCGCGCCACTTCAGCGCCGCGATCATTTCCGCCGATTCGTCGGTCGGGAATTCGTAGGGCTTGTCCCGGTAAAAATCCCGGTAATACCCTTGTAAGTCAGCGTTTGTCACATCAGGACCGCATATGCGAACGCAATCCACAGAAACCCGCAGAACACGATGCCGGGAGAAACGTCGCGGAGCAATCTCAGCCGCTCACTCATCGATCGCTGTCTTTCTCCGGATGGGATCGAGAGCCTGGATATCCGGGTGAGAATAGTACGAATCTCCTCTGCCGGCATGGGTCGAAATCTCCTCGAAGATGCAGCCGCCCGCGGACTCGAAGCTGTGCTTCTGTCCCGGCGGAATATGGAACGTGTCTCCCGGCCTCAACTCGGCGCCCCACGGCTCGATGGTCAGATCGCCCGCCAGCACCTGGAATGTCTCGTCCTTGTTCCGGTGCAGATGCTCCGGGTGTCCCTGGCTCGGCAACAACGCGATGAGTTTTTTCGCGTACTTCTCGCCGTTGAACACCGTGACCAGCATCGCCCCGACGTCGCGGATGTGCGTCGCCCCGAAATGATGCGACAGCTCCCGCTCCCCGTTCATCGGGATGCCCGCCTTGCGGAACATCGCCTCGTATTCGTGGGTCACGGTCCGGAGCAGCTTGGTCTCCGGATCGAGCCGGGAATAATGATCGCCCGCCGACAGGCCGCCCCTCGGGATGCAGTAGCGGATTTCGCCGCCGATCTCGTATGCTCCCCTCTTGAGGTCGTCGAGGTTTTCGCCGCCGTCGATTTCCGTCCCGAGAGACGCCCGCGCGGTATCGCACAGTTCCGCCCAATGCTCCGCCTGCGCGGGGGACATCGAGTAGTCGTTCAGGTTTTCCAGCCCGACGTGACGCTCCAGAATCTCCGCGCCGGCGGCGAGGGCGAGCGCCCCGGCCATCGGGTGTTGCTCGTGCCCGGAATACCCGATGGGAACGTCGTAGCGCCGCCGCATCTCGCCGATGACACCGAGGTTCAGCCTGTCAACCGGCGTCGGATACAAGCCGACGCAGTGCATGAGCGCGAATTGAACCCCGTGGTGCTTGAGAAACGAGTAGAGGTTGTCGATCCCCTCCCAGCCCAGCCCCCCGGTCGAGGCGATGACGGGTTTTCCCGCCGCCGCGATCCGTTCCAGCAGCGGCCAGTCGTCGGCAGAGCAGGACGCGATCTTGAGGATCGGAATATCCTGCCGGACGCACATTTCGACGGAAAGCTCATCGAACGGCGTCACGACGACGGTTTTTCCCATCGCCCGAGCGTGACCGACCAGTGCAAGCCGCCGCGCCTCGTCGAGATAGGTCTGCTTGAACCTCTCGTGATGTTTCGTCTCGATCTCGGGATGGAGAATCGAGAGATCGCGATATTGCAACTTGATCGCGTCGAACATCGGGAACGCATCGACGATCCGTTTCCCAAGCTCGACCGAGCCCTGGTGGTTGTTGGCGATCTCGGCTATCCTACGCGGCCACATTCCCCGATTCCACCATCAACGCCTCCGCCATCACAAAATCGTCCCAGGTGTCGATGTCGATGTTTCTTGGCGTTATGTGATACGCCATTTCCCCAAAGAACCGGTATTGCGCGGCCTCGAAGCCGGCGGCCCGCATCGCGTAAACAGCCCCGTTTTCTTCGTATTGCACCCGGTCCTGCCGCATCGGCCGGGACCGCCAGTCGTGGTTGATACCCCCCTTCTCATCCCAGAGCAGCGCCGTGGTCTCGTGGACCGTGAAACAGCAATCGAATTCCCGCAACGCATCGATGCAGGCATCAATATCCGCGACCCGCGTCAGCGGCGACGTGCATTGCATCATCACCACCGCCGAAAAGCCGGGAAACCGGTCCATCGCGTGCTTGACCGCCCACTCCGAGGCGTCCTTGTCACCCGAAATCTCCGGCGGCCGGATAACCACCTCGGCCCCGTGGCGAAACCCGACCTCGCCGATCTCCGGCGAATCCGTCGAAACCACCACCCGGTCGATCGCCGACCGCTTGGCCTTCTCCACCGCCCACCCCAAAAGAGGCTTGCCGCAAAAATCGCGGATGTTCTTGTCCGGTATGGCCTTCGACCCGCCACGCGCCGGAATGACCCCGAGAATCACCTAAAAATATCCGTCCGTGCCGAAATCGCCGCCGCCGAAACCGGAATAACCGAAATCAACACCATCGAACCCGCCAGGCGTCGAAAAATCGGCCCCGGACGGTCCCTCCGCAGCCGACGCAACATCAGGATCAACCCACGGCGCCGCCACACTGTCCGGATCAACCCAATCCGGCGCAAAGCGCATGTAATCCATCGCCCCGAACTTCTGCGTCTCTGCGAACGAACGCGCCTTGTCCCCCAATCCACGGTCGAACATCGAAACATCCGCACCATACGACTGCATGTAAGACGAAATATTGTAATTCAACGCCGCCGACATCATTAAACCCAACGGCGCCGGCAACGCCATCCCTAAACCAAAAACAAACCCTCGCTGGTTCGCCGCATCCTCCAACCCCACCGCATTCCGAATCGTCCCGTCATGCAACGCCGGACGCTGCCCCTCGTCAACCGATGTCTCGTTAACCGAATCCCGGTTAATACCAGGAACCGCCGGCGCGCTCGTTGGACGCAACGGCGCTAAACCCGCATCACGGCGGCCCTCAAATACACCCGCACGCGCAGCCCGGTTCCCAGCTAACTCGTCCGGACCAATGCCGTTGAATATAAAACTAATCCCGTCCGACATGACCTAACTCACTGATTTCACACAATTCGCCGATTTTAATTCCAGGTTGTCCGATTTTAGCCCCGGCGAAATTCCAACCCAGCTAATCCAGCCGGACCAAGGATGGGGATATATGCCCGCCCGGCCTGCCCGCGGGGGGGTGCCCCCGGGGGCCGGAGTGTCGCATAATATCCATGCCTGCCCGCGGGGGGGTGCCCCCGGGGGCCGGAGTGTCGCATAATATCCATTATGGATCTGCCTAACCCCTTGAATTCATTAGGAACTAGCAATACCGCCCTGCGTTATGTGCATGGCTAGCCCCGTTTTGGGCCAAATTCCAACCGGCCAGGGGGTGAATTAACCAGATTCCGGTTAAATATCACGCCACACACCGGGCCGTTCACCTATGAACACCGCCACCGCCACCGCCACCGCTACCGCCGCCGCCGCCACTACCGCTAGGGCCGGGGCCAGAACGCCTATGGGATTCCATAACCGGCGTCAGCATATCCGGGGATATGCGCGTTATCGTGGGCTATTGAACTGATTGGTCTTTGGTGGCAGGGCGTCCTCCAGGGCTGCGCGAATGCGGGCGAGCCATTCTGGGTGCGGTGCAAGTGCCCTGCCTATGAGGCGGGCGCCTTGCGCGGCCCTGTGGGCGTTCAGGACGGCGGTAAAGTCCACGACGTTGGTCATGCGAGCTTGCTTTCCAGCGCGGCGCGGATTGCGGCCCTCACCTTCTTGGTTTGGCCACGGCCCACTTCATCAACGAGCTTGTCGATCAGTTGCTTGTCGGTCAGTTGTTGCGTGCGGTCCTCGGTGACTTGGATGAGCATGGAGCGTACCTTGGCCAGAACCTCCCAAGCCTTGGTCCGGTTTCCCGATGTGGCCTCGGCATTCATCGCCTCTTGGAGAAGCCCCTTGATGATTAGCTCGGGCGTGACCTCGGCCTCGCTCAACCCGCTCTCCAAAAGCTCGGCGACTCGTTCCTTGATCCTGATCTCTCCTGCCTTGCGACACGCGGAAGCATCATCGCCACGGTAGCCGGCAGCCCGGTACGCCTCGATCTGTGTCTCGCCGGCAGCCAGTCCACGGGAATACAATTCCTCGCGCGGCTTCAGCGGGATGGTCTCGCCCATGTTACGCTCCGTACAGGATTAGGGAGATGATGGCTTGGCGCGCGGCGGGTAAAACCCAATCGGCACGCGCTCGCGAATGCGATAGAGCTGGCGGCCGTGGCGGTCGAGCAGCCCGACCGGGACGGCATCGCCGTTGTCGTCCTCGATCACGGTATCGGCCGTCATGCTGCACACGCCCTCGGCATCCCACGATTCATAAACCGCCTTGGCGCGATACTTCATTTGGAATTCGCCGCCTTGATCAAAGCCCCATTGATGTGTAGGGCTCTACTCATCGCCCTAGGCGCCAAACAGGATGAGCGAGACAAGCAGTGCAACAAGCTCAATCATTCCTTAATTTATCTCCGGCGCAGCTCTCCACGAGAGATCAATTTTGTGCATTTTATGGGGCGTTTGGGGCGCGTGTCAAGAACAAAACGCGCTGTTCAATTTCCTCGCGATTACCGTCAAGGATCGCGCCCGGTGACGCTGAACGTATTTGTGATCGTGACCGGCGCGCCGGCCGATTTTACGGTCGGGGATGCCCCGCGCCCAGGCGATCAGCATCCGGCGCTCCTCAATGCGCAGCCACGACAGCCATTCCTGCACCTGGTCGAACCTGTCTATCGCCTCGCCGCCAGCGTAGCACCGCGTGGGCTCGTCGTTGTGCTTTTCTAACAGCCCGTGAACCTCGAATCGCTTGCGGATCACATCGGGCCAGAAGGTGCGATACCCAGCCGGCCTCACACCAGGCAGAAGCTTCGCCGTCTCCACCGCCTCGACGATCCAGTCGCCGACGATCTCGGGGGTCCATCGCGTCATCGTCTCCAAAGGCCGCCGCGTCGAGGACGGCGCCCCCTCCGATTTGCCTCAGCCATCATCCGCAAGTTCCGTTCTCCTGTTCGAGCTGACCATCTGTCGCGCTGTTAAATTTTTCACGCCGCTTCTCCCCCGCGCCCCTGGGCTGCGCGCTCCATCGCCCGGACAGGGGCCATTTCATACCGCAGGCGCGTCCGCATTTCGGCCCATGCGGGAAAGAACGTGTCCCGGTCGGCTATCGCCTTGCACGCACGCCGGATCGCCCAAATCGGATATTCGGACAGTTCCTCGCCCCACGCCGCGATGATGGTCTTCGCCTCGGTCGCGTCCGTCGCGCGCATCTTGGTCTTGGCCTTCAACTTGGTCAGTTCCTTCAAAATCTCGCCGGGTTGCGCAGGCCGGCTGAGCAAATCGACCCTTTCTTGAAGCTCGGCGCGCTCGGCATCGTCCAGGCCGTCGATCTCATAGCGTAGGTTGAAATCATATCCGGCGTCCGTGAACCGCGAAACTTCATTACAGGTTATCTTGGATTTCAGCGACGGCTTGAGCCCAGCCGTCAGAGCTTCCAGAACGTCCGCGCCGTCTCGCAATGTCTTGTTTGGCAATGCCGGACCGGAGCCAGTTGTAGAAAGCCCGGTCCCAGTCGATGTATTTCGATCCCTTCGCGATTGCATGGTTGCGGAATCCGTCAGCGAGCCAAGCGATCTCATCGCGGTTCAGTCCTTCTTCCTTGCCTACGTCGACGGCGCGTTCGTTCAGTTGCCAGTCGACGGGAATTTTCGTCGCGCGCGTAATTACTTTCTTACTCTTTGTGACTGTGGTTGTGGTTAGCTTGCTTTTCGCTAACCCGCCCGCTTTACCGGCGGCCCTAGCGGATGATAAGCGCGCGCTAGACTTAAGTATCTCTTTTTCAATCCTTTTATGTCTTAGTTCCCCATCCAAAATATCGAAGAACTCGGCGACTTTTGGGCGCACCATTTTCCACTTTTTGGTCGTCATTTTCGTCACGCTTGCAAGCCATTTGTCATCGTCTGGCAAAGCTCGCCCGCGCCGCCAGTAGGTTCCAATCAGTAGAAGATAAGCTCCGTGTTCCTCTACCGACAGGTGCGTGGTGTCACCAAAATAGTCCCCCCAATACATCGGCATCCACGCGCCCGATTCCGTCATGGGTGGGCATCCACCATGTCCTCCGGTGCGCTTTCGTGCGGCGAACCCCAAAGGTCATATCGCGGCGTCTTTCCCTGCTCGGCGAGCGTGCGGATCACCTTGTATTGCGGGCGGCCGCACCACCATTTCAGAAACCGCCTGATGGCAATCTTGCTGTAGTTTGGAAAGATTTGAACAAAATCGTGGTGAATGCCGATCTTGATCGGCTTGGGATGTTGCGTATCCCAAATCACAGGGTCGCGCTCTTGCAACTCGGCAAGAATCTGCTCCGAAATTGCGTGGCGCGCTTGGTGGATTTTTGGGTGTGTCACGATAGCCTCCGGTAAAGGCAAGGGTATCGGCGGGCGGTCCGTGTAACCGGCACGGAAAGGGAATCAAACCCAACCGCGCCGCCAATCTTTCCTATAGCATTGACCGTCGCTACGATCAACCGCCGAGTTCCTTCCGCAAGACAAGAGCGTCTTGGCCCCACTCGTTGTTTTCCGCAATCCAGTTATCGACGCGGCGACACGCGTGCATCACGGTCGAATGATCACGCCCGCCGAAAAGTCTGCCGATCTCGGGGTAGGACCGGCTGGTCATCTTGCGCGCCAGCCACATTGCGATCATCCTGGGTCGAGCCTGGTCCCATTGCCTGCTCGGGCCGGTTAATTCGAGCACGGTCATGCCGTAACACGCGGCCACGCGGCGGCGGATTCTGGATATCAAGCCTATCGGCGATAGAAACACACTGGTTGGCTCAATACTGGAAATATTAATCCCTATCGCCCGCGCCGTTTCCGCCATGCCACCGATGAAGGTCATATCGCGCCGTACCGCTGCGCCATGACGGCGTGGGACGTGTTCTGCGCCATCATGTACCGTCCGTGGGTTTGTAGGTCGCCGCGATGTGGCGGGCGAGATCGAACGGTATCTTGGCGATCATGGCGGAGGAGAACTCGCGTTTAGATGTTTTGGAACCATAGATGCGGAGATTTTGGTCAAACCATTCGGCACCAGAGCCCTTGCCTTTGCGTCCCGCCTCTTGGCCGCAATCCCGCGACGTGAACCGAGCGCCTTTGCCAGGGTCGGTGCGTCGTCCGCCGTCTAGGGTTGGGACTTTGGCCATCGCATGAACCGGATTCCGGTTCGTCTCCTTCTGCCCCGGCGAGCCGATGTTGAACCACGAGCCGCCTGTATTCTTGGTATGCCGATCAACGCTTTCACTCTGAAAAAAGCGCCCCGAGCCGTCGAAGCGAAAGCCGGGGTTTTTCTTCGCCCTTACAACCGGCGGCATCAGCGCCGGCACGTCGCCCCACAAATAATACGACCCGAAGTTCCAGGCCGCGCGCCCGACCCACGGCTGCGCGCCGCGCACGTTCTCCACCACCATCGGGACATGATGGCCAGCCGCATCGCACGCCTCGCGCTGGATGCGGAAACAGGCGTCGAACAGGGTGTTCAGTTCCGCGACGGTGCGCGAACCCGTGTAACCCGCAGGGAACCCGCCCTCGCCCCGAAGCGCCCGCGCAATTTGCTTCGCTCGCGACCACGGCATCGCCATGTAGCTGTATTCCTGACACGGCGGGGACGCGACGATGATGTTGGCATCCTTGAATTGCGCACCGTGCAGGGTCAGCACGTCCTGAACGACCAGTCGCGCCGGATAGCAGTGGTCGCCGTAGACGTGCCGCTCGATGTCGAAGCCGATCACATGGTAGCCCTCGGCTAGCAGGCCCTCGGTCCAGCCGCCAAGCCCGCAGTACAGGTCGATCGCCAGCG